CGGATCGTCTCCACATGCTGGACTTGCTGGGTGGTGGTCACCGTCCGATTGGCGTCCTGCAGCCGGGCCTCCGCCTGCGCGGCGCGGTGCCGCGTGCGCGTGAGTTCCCGTGCTGTCGCGTCGTCTATCACCCCCTCGTTGACCTGGCGTTGCAGGTCAGGGCTGATGCGCAGACCAAGCGCCTCCTGAGCCGCCATGACGTAAGGTGTCACGCCGTCCAGAAAGCCCTTGTAGTCGCCGCGCCGCAGCGCCGCCCCAACCCCTAAGAGCGTGTTGACATCCTCGGGTGCCAACTGATGCTCCTGGAGATACCCCTGCAGCTGCCGGTGCTGGGTCAGCTCCGGCTGAATGCTGTCGAAGTTCTGACGGGCTTCATTGCGTTGCGCGAGAAGACGCTCGAACCGCTTGCGCGTCTCCGGTCGAAGCTTCTTGAGTTCAGCCTCGGTCGGATCGGCTTCGGGCTTCTCGGTGGTATCAACATCCGGCGGGGGCTGGTCCCCCTGACTTCCCGGAGCCGCTGCCTGGTCCTGGGAGGGGGCCGCCTGGTCCCCGGTATCCGCGTCGGTCTGCGCCGAGGGGATGACCTGAGTTTCCGGCGTGGTCTCCACGACCTTCTTGACTGCGGCAAGCAGTCCTTCCCGGTCGGACTGGCGGCTGTCGCCTGACGAAGGCGCTGTACTGTCGGGGCCTGACGAGGGCGGAGCACTGTCGGGCGCCGCCGGTGGCGGTGGCGCGCTGGTGTCGACGCTGGACGAGGCGTCTGAAGGAGCTGGGCCGTCCGGGGCTGACGTGGTCTCTGACAAGGCTTGCCGATCCTACGGACCAGCAACGGGTTATGCGCTTGTGTTGGGTATGTGTCCAGTCTGTGTCATGCAAGACACTGACACGACAAATCAGGGCTGTTCTCGCAATGTGGCCGACTGTCCTGGCTCGGTTTCGCTTCCCTGAAATCCCGGCGGCGGACATGTCAGGGTCAGCATCGACGGCCCTAATATCGCGATATACGCGGCGCAGGATTTGAACGCTCGACCACCGCAGCCCGTCAGCGCCAGCGCCAACAAGACCATGCGCAAGATCATGCCGGTTGTCGCATCTGACGGCGCATCCGCTGCCTGACGTGATGATGGATCGTCGGGTTGGCGGCGTTGAAATACTTGCACCAGCCCTGGGATCGAACAGGCCCCTCGATCCGATTGCAGCCGTTAGGTGCCGAGAAGTGGGTGCAGATACCGCAATGTTCGGTGCGCGTGCCATCTGGTGTGTATTGGGCTTCCCGCTTGGTGGCTTTCTCAGCCATCAGGGCGTCGGCATCCCGGGATTACCCATGGCACCGCGCGGCATGGCCCCGCCCGTGCCGGGCCGGTTGCCGTTGGCGCCGTAGACCTGCAAGGGCGGCACGCGCGGTCCCAGGGGGCCTGCCGTGGAGGGTCCGACCATTGCGTTGGCCATGCCGGCCGGCCCCTGCGCGTTCGGGTCCTGGCCCGGCCCAGGCGGCCGGGGTGGTCCCTTGCCCGCACCAGCTGGTCCCGGTGGTCCTGACGACGCCCCGGGGGCTTCGGGCGGCTTGGACATCAGCTGGTTCAGCGCCTCCATGCTGGGCACGCCCTCGGCGAACGCCTCGGCGAGATCCACGTCATCGCCCATCCGCCGGATCAGCTGGCGGGCCAGCCACTCCGGCGAGATACCCGGGATGCGCTGCAGCAAGGGCACCAGCTGGGTGAGGACCTGCACGTCCTCCTGCCGGCTCGGGGGACCGTTGGCACCCACGTTGACTTCCAGCCAGACGTTGTCCGCGACCATCTGCTTGTCGAGCTGGGGCCAGACCGCGCCTGGTCCCACTACCTTGACCGCCGTCTCCTGGCTCACGTTGAGGACGAGGATCTGACTGGCCGCCTGGGCGAGTTCCGTCATCACGTCGTTGATGTCATCCACCACGGACGACAGATCGGTGTTCTGCGAGAACTGCGCCACGCTGACTTCGGTCGCCGTAGCCTCGGACGTGGTCCCCTGATCCGCCTGGTCGCTGCCCAGGACGCGCAGAACATCCTCGAACACCGGTCCCGTGTCGTACACCGCGGCATCGATCGGCGGCATCTTCACCACCTGCAGCACGTCATCGATCTTCTGGCCGGGGGCCAGGGCGTTGAGTTCGAGCAAGGCGTTCGCCGGGTGGGTGCGCAGCTTCTCCAGGTCGGGCGCTTCGAGAAGGCCCGCGGCCACCGCCACCTTGGGGCGGTTCGCGCGGCGGTGCTCGCGCAGCCCCTGGCGGGACCGGTTGAGTTCCAGCTGCATGTCGCGGATCAAGTCGATATCGGACTGCGGGTAGAGGCTCTTTTCGTCGTAGCCCTCGTTGAGCACAATGCTGAACCAGGGCCAGAACCGCGTGGTCTCGGTCTCGGCCGGCGCCGGCTCCTGCAGGAAGTCCGGATAGCCGTCGCACAGGACATACACCGTGCCGTCCTTGCGGTTGTAGATTTCCCACACACACGCCAGCGGCATGACCGGACCGTAGCCGTCATCGTTGCGACCGCCGTAACCCGAGTAATAGTGCTGTTCCGCGGCCGGCTCGTAGCCGGTGGTCTGGCCGTCCTCGTTGTAGGCGGTGTAACCGCTGCCGATGTCGACCATGTAGACTTCTTCGATCTCATCGGGTGTCAGCAGATATTCCTCGGCCACCCAGTCAGCGCCCAGGAAGCCGCGCAGGGTGCGGCACCGCGGATCTGGGATGATGCTTGTGCTGTCAGGGTAGTTGAACGTCAGGCCCTCGCGCACCACCAGCTGGCCTTCGGCGGTGAGACTGCGGATCGCCAGGCGAAGTTCTTCGGCGTCCGCGCTATCAGGCAGGATTTCCTTGTCCGAAAGATCGGCGGCCAGGCGCTCGATATTGGCGAGACGTTCGCTCATGTCGGCGATGCGGTTCTCGATCTCGGGCGCCATCTTCATCGCCCGCTGAAAGCCCAACTTGACATAGCCGACGCCAGTGACGATCGCGCGCCGGATGGACATCTTCATGGACTGCTTGAAGGAATGGGTCTGCTCCTGGATGTTGTATTCGTAGAGCAGTTCCAGCGTGCGCCCGACGCGCTCCATCACCTCGTCAAACTGCTTGACCATGGCGGCGTCCTGCATGATCGCCATGGCGTTGGGATCGGGCGGGAGACCAGCCTGGCTGGCGAGAAGCATGTGCTGCTGCGCCTGCACCAGCTGCGCCTGCGTGCCGTCCCAGGTTGTCGCAATGAGCCGCGGCTTGGTCTTCGCCTGCATGGTCGGGTTGTTCGGATAGAGTTCTGCCGTGCGCTGCAGGACGTGGCGGATGCAGATATTGGCGACGTAGCGATCGTCGCGCTTCTCGGTCTTCGCCATCTCGGGCCACTGCCGACCCTCGCAGAACTCCATGTTCTCGCGCATGCGGCGGAACTGCGTGCGCCAGTGCCGCTTGGCACGCTTCACTCGGTCCTGCCAGCGATTGACCAGCTTGCGCCGAGGGTCATCCGGACTAGGACGATCGCGCTGGACAAACGTCTGCTGGTCCGTGCCAGGGACCTGGGACGCGCCAGGGACAGGTCCCGGCATCTGAGGTTGCGAGGTACCCATCGCTGCTGGTCCCAGGACCGGTGGTCCCGGCGACATTGGTCCAGGTGGTCCCATCATGCCTGACATGATTTATCGCATTCTCAGTGCACCAGCGCCGGCACACACCCAGAGGTCATAGCAAAACCAAAGAAGCGCCACGATGACAATGACTGCGACCACGATACGGATGATCCGCATCGCGATGTCGCCGGCCCAGCCCAGCCAGCCCAAGATGATCGGCAAGAGGATCATCAAGATCGCCACGATACCGGCGACCACGACCAGCCAGACAAGCGTTTGAATAAGCCAGAGAACTGAAAAACACATCACCAGCCTCCCGACGCAAAACCGAGTTTCACCGATCGTTCCGCCTGGTCGCGCTGCATCTTCAGCCAGCCGAAAGTGTTCTCGGACGGCGCGGCGTCCTCGCGATCTTTGCGCTCGCCGGCCGGCACCTGCAGCGTGAGACCCAGGCCGATATAGGCGAGCGTATCGACGAAATCGTCGTGCGCATCGTAGGGGAACTTCAGCATCTGGTCCCGCGCCGCCGGCCACCAGGGCGCGCGCTCAGGGAAGCGCACACGGTTCATAGAGAGGCGCCCCTGAATGGACTGCGCACGGGTCTGCTTGTCGGCGATCGGCTGCATCTCGATCAATGAGCAGAACGTGTGCGTCTCCAGCATGCGCTTGCGGAGGAACGGCCCGATGGATTTGGAGATGTGTGAGCGTTCGGCCCACCAGAAGAGCGGTTTGTGCAGCTTCATCATGCGCAGCATGCTCTCGACCGTCTGCTCCGCGGTCATCTGCCGCCACACCAGGTCGGGCAGCACCCAGATCGTGTCGTCCTTGTCGACGCCGATCATCATGAGGCAGGTCTTGTCAGAACCTTGCTTCAGGGCGACGGCGTGATCGCTTGCGGCGTAGCAGCGCAAGTTTGAGGGCAGCTCGTTGGGCCTGTAGGTGTGCAGCCAGTCGATGCTGAAGAACGTGCCACCGGCGGGGGAAGGGCGTCCCTGATAGAGGGCGCTGAAGCCGCGCACATCACGCCGTTGCAGGGCCTGCAGGTAAGTCTTGCCGAACCGGCCGGGCCAGAGCGGGTCGTTGACGTTGCGGTTGAGCGGGTCCTTGCCGTCATCGAAGGCCAGCGCGGGCAGATCGATGATGCGCCACTCGGCGG